AAAACAGTACAAAACTGGTTAAAACGAGGTAAATAAAATGAAAGCTTTTATTGATCGTGTATTTAAAAAAAGGAAACAAAATGCTGAAGAAGTTATTAAACAAGTGGAAGAACAAGTTATTGAACAGCCTATTGCACAAGTTGAATCAATTAAAGAGCAAGCTTCACAAGCTTCGATAGTAGCAATAGCACTAGATCATACCGATAGAAAGGATGATTAAATGCCTAGCAAATCCAAAGCACAACATAATTTAATGGCATTAGTTGCAAACAATCCAAAAGCTGCAAAGCGATTAGGCATACCAAAATCAGTAGGAGAAGATTATATGAAAGCAGATAAAGGCAAAAAATTTAAAGAAGGCGGGGCTCTTAAAGAAGTTGATTCTAGTGAGAATCCTGGTTTATCAAAATTACCAACGGAGGTTAGAAATAAAATGGGCTACATGAAAAAAGGCGGCATGGCTAAAAAATATGCAAAGGGTGGATGTGCAACTAAATCAGATGCTAAAATGATTGCTAAAAAAGAAGTTAAAGGTCATGAATCATCAATGCACAAAATGAAAAAAGGTGGTATGGCTAAAGGTTATGCTAAAGGTGGCATCATTGAAAAAGGTACAGGTGAAAAATACAAGTCTAAAGCTGCTATGATGAAACATGAAAAGAAAGAAACTAAAGCAGAAGAAATGAAAGAACACGGCATGAAAAAGGGTGGTATGTGTGGTGGTAAATATGCACGTGGCGGTGGTATTGAGAAAAAAGGTAAAACAAAAGGTCGTATTATTTAAGGAGTTATCATGGCTAGAAGAATAAAATATGTAAATAATAAACCTACGTTTGTAGACGAAGACACTAAAGATGATGGTAAATTAAGAATTGGTGGTAAAACTATAAATGAACTTTTGGCCATGGGTAGTAAATCACGACCAACAGGAAACATAGCTTCACGTGTAGATTTTAGCGATGATAAAATAGGTCCTAAATTTAAAGATAATATAAAACCTGTTAAAAAAATTACTAAAGAAAAAGTATCTGTTGAAACTCCTTCTGGCAATATAGGCAGCGTTGATAGGACTGCTGATGTTATTGGTCCTGATATGTCTAAAGTAATTAAAGAAGCTGCTATGCCTAAACCAGCAAGAGAGTTTACAGCTATGGAAATGGCTCAAAACTTAATGTCACCTGGCTACAATAAGAAAAAAGGTGGAATGATTAAAACTAAAAAAATGGCTAAAGGTGGTTCAGTATCTTCAGCTTCTAAACGTGCAGACGGTTGTGCTACAAAAGGTAAAACAAAAGGAAGGATCATATAATGGCTAAAGAAGATTATTTAGAAGGTTATGGTCAGGGACTTAAACGAGGCAAAGAAGGTCCGATTATGGGATCTATTAATAAAGCTTTAGACAAAGCTCTTGGCAATCCTCACGAAAGTGCTAAACGTGGCTTGGATCAAGGTTATGATGAAATGAAAAAAGCTAAAAAAATGGAAGCTAACAAAGATAAAATAATTAACAAAACAGATAAAGAAGTTAAAAAGTTTGATGAGAACTATAAAAAAGGTGGCAAAGTAAAATGTATGTCTAAAGGTGGATCGGCTTCTAAACGTGCAGATGGTTGTGCTACAAAAGGTAAAACTAAAGGTAGAATTATTTAAGGAGCCCTCATGGGTGGTGCAGTAAGTTCTGTTGCTAAAGTATTTGATCCGATTACTACGGTAGCTAGTAGTATTCCTGTTGTAGGACCTATAGCAGGCCCAGTTGCAGGTTATATTACTGGTGGTCCTATGGGAGCTGCTAAAGTTATTGCTGGTACTGCTATTACTGGTGGCTACTCTGATAGCCCTTTTGGTGGCGGTGGTGGTGGCGGTGGTGGAGATGGTGGAGCTCCGGCCCCTTCAGGACCTACATATAGTTCAAGTATACCTGGTGCAACAGGTACTTTTTATTCACCTACTTATGACTATGGTGGTAAATCATATTCTGTAGATAGTACGCCTTATGATACATCTAAATATTTTATTCAAGGTAACAAAGGCACCTATAATGTTTTACCACAATTAGCTAATTTATATGGTGATCCTAATTTAGCTTCAAGAGCAGGTGCACCTAGTGCAAATGTTTATGGAGATATATTAGGTCAAATAAGAATGAACCAAGATACTCTAGCGGAACAAAATTTTCAAAAGAATTTTGGATTACAATCATTTGCACCTAGTACAGTAGCTACATCATTACCTGAAGATTTTAGTGCACCAGATTATTTAAAATCTGATATTCAAAATGCATTAGGTGAATACTATCCTTCTGGGTCTACACCATCTGGTGTTGTACCTGTTAATTATGCTGATTTTGGATTTAAAACAGGTGACACACTACAAAAAATTGCAGATTATGCTAAAGCTCAAAACAATCCTTTCTTCATGCCATATGCTCCTGAAGATGTAAGACCTGAGCCTGAACCTTATAGAGCACCTACAGTTATGCCTGTGCCTTCTATGATAACACCTACACCTGAACCTACTAGGTATAGACCTTCAGAAGATGTACGAGGCCCAGCACCAAGAGATTTAGCACCAACATCAGTATCTACTGGTGGTAGTTTTAAACCTATTGAAACCGCAAGCCCCACTGCTAGAACAGCTTCATCTGAAACACCAGCTGGTGGATTTAGACCTGTTAATATTAGAACGGGTGGATTAGCAACATTAAGGAGATCAAAATGAGACCTAGTAGAGGTATGGGAGCAATAAATAAATCTAAGATACCAGGTGCTATGCCTGATAAAATGCCTGCAGGTAAAGTTAAAAAACGTCGTGATAATACAGACTTTACTCAATACAAAGAAGGTGGCACAGTAAACAAAGCGGGTAATTATACTAAACCAAGTTTAAGAAAAAGAATTGTAGCTCAAGTAAAAGCAGCAGCAACTCATGGTACAGGTGCTGGTCAATGGTCAGCTAGAAAAGCACAATTAGTTGCTAAGAAATATAAAGCTGCAGGTGGTGGATATAAGTGAGTTGGTCTGAGAAATATAAAAAGTCTATTGATTGTAAAAATCCAAAGGGCTTTTCTCAAAAGGCTCATTGTGCTGGACGTAAAAAGAAAATGGCTAGTGGCGGTTTAGCTAAACCTCAACAATCTTTAAAAGCTTGGGGTGAACAAAAGTGGAGAACCAAGTCTGGTAAAAAGTCTAGTGAAACAGGTGAAAGATACTTACCAGAAAATGCAATTAAAGCATTAAGCCCACAAGAGTATGCTGCAACCACAAAGGCTAAAAGAGCAGGTAAAGCTAAAGGCAAACAGTTTGTAGCTCAACCTAAATCTATTAAACAAAAAGTAAAACCTTTTAGAAAAATATAATTATGGTAACTAGAACAACCGGAACAACAAGTTTTAATTTAGACTTAAATAATTTAGTCGAAGATGCATTTGAAAGATGCGGTAAAGAACTTCGCACTGGTTATGATTTAAGAACAGCAAGACGTAGCTTAAATCTGCTTACGATTGAATGGGCTAATCGTGGTATTAACTTATGGACTGTAGAACCTGGACAAATTAATTTAAATCAAGGTCAGATTATGTATCCATTACCTGTGGATACTATTGATTTACTTGATATGGTAACTCGTACGGGTACCGGTCAAAACCAACAAGATATTAATATTAACCGTATTAGTGAATCAACATATATAACAATACCAAATAAAAATGCTACTGGTCGTCCTATTCAAGTTTGGATTAATAGACAAAGTGGTCAAGAGAATCCTACTACTATAACTTTAGCTGAAACTTTAACTGCTACTGATACTTCAGCAGATGACACAATCACCTTGTCAAGCACAGTAGGTCTAGCACAATTTGGTTTTATTAAGATTGGTGAAGAAACTATTCAATATGGTGGCATCAGTGGTAATACTATTACAGGTTGTATCAGAGCTGTAAATAATACAGCTATAGCTCCTCATTCAATTGGATCTGCAATTTATGTACAAAACTTACCAACAGTAAATGTTTGGCCTGCTCCTGACCAAAGTGATTATTATCAGTTTGTGTATTATCGATTAAGACGTATTCAAGATGCAGGTAATGGTATCAGTGTAGAAGATATTCCATTTAGATTTATACCTTGCATGGTAACTACCGGAAGTTGATCCTGGTCGTATTGCTATGCTAAGAGCAGATTATGAAGCAGCCTTTCAATTAGCTGCAGAAGAAGATAGAGAAAAAGCAGCAGTGAGGTTTGTACCAAGGGAAATGTTCTATCATGGCTAAAAGTGTAGAAGAATATTTAAAAGATGTATCAGCAGAAGAAAAAGAAGAGCTATTAAAAAGATTTAATATTTCAGGAGGCGGATCTAGAGCTGATAAAGTAACTTCTGTAGGAGGAAGACTAGCGTATAGACAACCTATTGATGATTCATCAGATGTAGAAATTGGAGCATCAGGATACTATGCGAAAGGCAAAGATTTTAAAGATAAAGCAATTGATAGAATAGATGCGGCTTATAGAAAAAAATTTGGTAATGAATCTGAACTTCGTGCTAGATTAGGTGCAGATAAAAAAGGAGTTGATGAGATTGGGATAGAATATGAAATCCCTTTCAAAAAAGGTGGTAAAGTTAAAAAACAGATTAAACCTAAAGTTCGTGGTCACGGTATTGAAAAAAAGGGTAAAACAAAAGGCAGGTTTGTATAATGCCTAGTAAATATTCAAGCGGTAAGAATGCTATTGCCCAGTGCGATAGATGCAATTTTAGATATAAGCTAAAACAGTTAAAACGATTGGTTATTAAGACCAAAAATGTTAA